ACATTCAGCACGGTAGGCTTGCCAATCAAGATTCCCGGTGAAGGTATTTATTGCCCCAACGGTGTTTACGTTGGCCTTGGTAATTCTGTAACGGCGACAATTTATTATGGCTAAGAGCCCAGCATGGCAGAGGAAAGAGGGAAAGAGTCCAACTGGTGGCTTGAATGCCAAGGGACGCGCCTCCGCCAAAAAGCAAGGTATGAATTTGAAACCTCCCCAGCCGGAAGGCGGAGCTCGAAAAGACTCATTCTGTGCCCGGATGGAAGGCATGAAGAAGAAAAATACCAGCGAAAAGACGGCAAAAGATCCAGACTCACGCATAAATAAGGCATTGAGGAAATGGAAATGCTAGATCTGAGTGTTGTTTGGTCGGCGATATTAACACTGTTAATATCAATCTTAGGCTATGTGATGAATGAGAAGTTCCGTGAGCTGGCTCGTATTAGCATATTGCTCAACAAAACCCGTGAGGAGGTTGCCCGTGATAACGTTACTCAAGCAGAAATTGACCGCATTTCGAGTCACATTGACCAACGCTTTAACAAGCTTGAAGAAAAAATTGACCAGCTTATTCGGCAAGGGCGATAATGCCAAGCAAGAGTAAAGCTCAACACAATTTCATGGCGGCGGTGGCTCATAACCCAGCGTTTGCCAAGAAAGCAGGCGTCCCACAGTCTGTGGGTAAAGATTTTAATGAGGCCGACAAGGGCCGTAAATTTTCTAAAGGTGGTGACACTATGGCTGAAAATAAAAAACTTAGCGTTGGTAAATCTATTAAAGATTACGAAGACATCATGGACGATGTAGCTCAAGTAGAAGCAGGTATTTATACAGACCCTAAAACTGGCAAACAAATGTCTAAAGTTAGAGGTCTTGGCCCTAGCATGGCTGCTCGGCGTCTTGAAAAAGATTCTGATAAAGGCCGTTTTGCTGCTCCCGGTCAAGGTGATGTTGGTCAATTTCTTAAAAAAGGTGGCAATGTGAAAAAAATGAATATGGGTGGATACGCAGACGGCGGTATGCCAATGGTCATGAAAGATGGAAAAAAAGTTCCAGCTTTTGCGGCTGACGGTAAGGGCAAGATGGCTAAAGGCGGCATGGCTAAAGCAGACATGAAGCAAGACAAGTCAATGATGCAGAAGGCCGTGAACAAACACGAAGGCCGTTTGCACAAAGGCTCAACCATGACCAAGCTGGCTGGCGGTGGATTTACAAAGTCTGCTAATGGTATTGCCCAGCGCGGCTTGACCAAAGGCACTCAAGTTGTAATGAAGCGCGGCGGCGGAAAGTGTTAAGGAGCTGATATGCGTGAAGACCCATACGTATACGGCGGTTCTACCGACATGGAACTTGAGCTAGAAGACAGACTTCGAGAAAAAGCCGGTGCTGGCCGTGGCGGTCAAGGCGGCCCTACAGCTAAAGAACTGGCTGACTATGAGCGCAAAATGAATCGTGGCATTTTTACTGAAGGTATGAAGCCACCTCAAGATGTTGATGGTGGTTCAGCTGCTCCTAAAAAGAAAGTTGTTAAGAAAGCCAGTGGCGGTATGACGGCTTCAAAACGTGGTGATGGTATTGCACAGCGCGGTAAAACGCGCGGAAAGATGTGTTAAATCATGATGGCTAGTCGCGGTATGGGCGCTATGCGCGCCAGCAAAATGCCCAAAGGTGTACGCAAAGAGCGTAGGGATGACACCGACTTTACTGAATACGCTAAAGGCGGTGCAGTTTGGGAAAAGCCACGGCCCAAAGATCTTGGCGCTCCTAAGAAGTTGAGCCCAGCCAAGAAAGCCAAGGCAAAGGCGGCAGCTAAAGCAGCTGGCCGTCCTTACCCTAACTTAGTTGACAACATGAGGGCTGCAAAATGATTACTATGGAAGCAATTCACATGACTGATTGTGCCATTCGTGAAGATGGCCCATGCACTTGTGGTACCGAAGAAGTGCTTGAAGAGTTAGCTTTAGAAGAAGCTAATTTGGAAGAAGAACATGGCTACTAAAAACTGGATTGCTGGTGCAATTAAGAAGCCTGGAGCTTTGCGTTCTGCTTTGGGTGCCAAGAAAGGCGAGCCCATTCCCGCAAAGAAACTTGCTGCAGCCGCAAAGAAACCCGGCAAGATGGGCCAGCGCGCTCGTCTGGCTCAAACCCTTAAGGGCATGAAATGACAACTACAGGAACCACAGCCTTTAACATGGAGTTCACCGAGCTCGCTGAAGAGGCGTGGGAGAGAGCTGGCCGTGAGATGCGTACTGGTTATGACCTACGCACAGCGCGCCGTTCTCTCAACCTGATGACGATTGAGTGGGCTAATCGCGGCATCAATATGTGGACGATTGAGACAGGGACAATTACTCTGACTCCGGGACTGGCCACATACGCTCTGCCTTTAGATACGATTGACTTGCTGGATCATGTGATCAGAACGCAGGCCAACAACTCATCAACTCAGGCAGACTTGAGTATTACCCGCATCAGCGTTTCAACTTATGCAACGATCCCTAACAAGCTGGTTCAAGGCAGGCCGATCCAAGTCTGGATTCAGCGTCTTTCTGGTGAAACTAATCCCACTGACATTGTACTTAGTGGCAACATCACATCGACCGACACATCAATCACGCTTAGTTCGGTGGTTGGACTAGCTGGTTCTGGGTTTATTCGCCTTGGCACTGAAGACATTTACTACACCTATATCAGTGGTAATGTGCTGGGCGGTGTATTCCGTGGCCAGAACAATACGACAGCTGCAGCACAGACAGATGGAACTGCGGTGTTTGTGCCCCAGTTGCCCGCTGTAACAGTGTGGCCTACTCCTGATAACTCACAGCAGTATCAGTTTGTGTACTACAGAATGCGCCGCATCCAAGACGCTGGCGCTGGTATACAGACATCCGATATGAATTTCCGCTTCTTACCATGCGTAGTGGCCGGATTAGCCTACTACATAGCCATGAAGGTGCCTGAGTTACAAGGCCGTCTGGATATGCTTAAACGGGTCTATGACGAACAATATGCTCTAGCGGCTCAAGAGGATCGCGAGAAGGCTACATTGAGGTTGGTGCCTCGTATAGCGTTCATTGGTGGTGGTACTTAATGGCAACACCGTTTGCATCCGGTAAATATGCTATTGCCGAATGTGATCGGTGTGGGCAGCGCTACAAGTTAAAGCAGTTAAAGATGGAGGTCATCAAGACCAAGCTTTATCAGCTCAAGGTTTGTGATGCTTGCTGGGATCCAGATCAGCCGCAGTTGCAGTTGGGTATGTATCCTGTTTATGATCCACAGGCTTTGTATCAGCCACGGCCAGACATAACGTATGTGACGGCTGGCTTAAATGCAAGTGGCAATTTAACAGGTGGTTCTCGGGATATTCAATGGGGCTGGGCACCGGTAGGTGGGGCAAGTAGTTTTGATGCAAGTCTGACACCAAACTACTTGGTGGCAACGGCATTTGTTGGTACAGTAACGGTAAATTAAGGAGCTAAACATGGCATATACAAAATCAGCAGACGGCATTGCTAAAAAAGGTAAGACTGATGTTCACATCTTTCCTAACAGTGGCCCTTCTGCCAAAGAAACAAAGGGCGGAACAGGTAAGGGTAAGGGTAAAACCAACTCTGACATGAAGACTATGGGTCGTAATTTGGCAAAGATTGCCGCACAGAAGCGAGGCTAACATGGCTAAATACAGCAAAATGATGATGGGTAAAGAAGTTGGCGATGCCAAAGTCTATGCTCCTCCGCACACGATGAAGGGCGAGAAAGTCGCTCCTAAAGAGAATCCTGGCTCTGGTAAAAACTTGAGCCGTGCTGACACTGTGGAAATGACTGTTGGTAATATCAATAAGTCTAATGGTGGCGAGCCTAAGACGTCCGGCATCAAGATGCGCGGTACTGGTGCGGCTACTAAAGGCTTGATGAGCAGAGGCCCGATGGCATGAATTACGCCGACCTTGTCACGCAGGTAAGCGATTACTGCGAGAACTCTTTCCCAACTGACAATATGAATACGTTCATTCGTCAGGCGGAGCAGCGCATCTATAACACCGCGCAGCCTGCTAACTTGCGAAAGAACGTGACGGGCGCATTAACCACTGGCAATAAGTACCTTCAGTGTCCATTAGACTTTTTGTCTGTATACAGCCTTGCCGTATACCCGTACAACACTACGACAGCTACAGGAACGTCTGGTCAAAAGACGATTGTGGTAACTAGTACGACAGGTATTGAAGCAGGTCAACAAGTGACTGGTACAGGTATTGGTACAAATGCACAAGTTAGAAGTATTGCGGGCACTACGGTCACATTAACAGTGGCTAATAGCGGCACCGTGTCTGGTGCTGTGGTGTTCCAAGGTGATTACCTGTACTTACTTAACAAAGACGTTAACTTCATTCGTGAGGCCTATCCTCTGTCAGCACAATTAAGTGAGCCGCGCCACTATGCAATCTTTGGCCCCCGATCAGACGATGTAAACGAGTTGACGTTCATTGTTGGCCCTACTCCAAGTGCCGCATACATTGCAGAACTTCACTACAACTACTACCCCGAGTCAATTGTTACCGCCGGCACCACTTGGCTGGGTGATAACTTTGATTCTGTATTGTTGTATGGAACTATCTGTGAGGCTTACACCTACATGAAGGGTGAGGCCGATATGGTTCAGCTTGCTCAAAGCCGTTATGTACAGGCTATTGCTCTGTATAAGAACTTGGCAGACGGCAAACAACGTGCTGATGCGTACAGGGATGGACAAGTTCGGACGGCAGTCTCATGAGTATTATTCAAACACAGACCACCAGCTTCAAGGCGGAGCTGTACCAAGGTATTCACGACCTTACTACAGACGTTATCAAAATTGCTTTGTACACGGCCAGCGCCGATTTAAACGAAGCAACCACGATCTACTCGTCTACCAATGAAGTAGTGGCATCTGGTTACACAGCTGGTGGGTCTATCTTGACGCCGATTACAGTAGCATCTTCTGGGTATACGGCCTATGTTGGGTTTCCTAACGTATCTTGGAATGCCGCATTAACAGCAAGATGTGCTTTGATCTATAACGTCACACAGGGTAACAAGTCTGTGGCCGTGCTTGATTTTGGATCTGACAAGACATCAACAACCACGTTCACTATCACAATGCCAGTAAATGGCCCAACCACTTCGTTAATTAGGAGTTCAAATTGATTGTTACTACAACCAAAGGCGACATGGACGAATCATTGCTTGAAAAGCGTGAAGGTTCATTGGATAATGACAACGAAACAACCACATGGGTGGAGTATTGGTTGGACGGCGAATTAGTACATCGTT